CTTGTAACAACTTGACGCTCCCTTTTTTTACTTTTGATTTAAGCGAGAAACACAATGTCCATAGAATACAGAGGGGAAACTTTTGAAGGTTACAACAAACCTAAGGCTAGTTCTAAAGGTACAAAGTCCCATGTAGTTCTTATCAAAGATAACGGAAAAGATCGTATGATTCGTTTTGGTGAGAAGGGTGCTAGTACAGCAGGTGCGCCTAAAGCTGGTGAGTCAGACAAGATGAAAGCTAAACGTAAGTCATTTAGAGCACGACATGGTAAGAATATTGCCAAAGGTAAGACCAGTGCAGCATACTGGGCAAATGTAACTAAATGGAGCTAGGAGGTGATCTTGAGTCTTTATGGAAATATAGCAGCAAAAAATAAACGCATTAAAAATGGTTCTGGCGAAACAATGAAAAAAGCAGGGGATAAAGGCAGGCCCACCGCTAATGATTTTAGACAAGCAGAAAAGACAGTAAAGAAGAAGGTTAAAAAATAATGAAAGGCATAAAGCATTACTTAAAGAACGGCAAAGAGCATACAGGCCCAATGCACAAAACAAATGGTATGCCTATGACGGGTGCAAAACACACTAAGTCAAGCAAAGATTTATTTCACAGAAAAGATTTGTCAGCCGCAGTTAAAAAGAAAATTAAATAGAGGTAAATAATCATGCCACAAGGTAAAGGAACGTATGGTACTAAAGTAGGGCGTCCAGCAGTTAAACCTAAGAAGAAGAAAATACCACCTAAAAAGACAATGAAAATACGCAGTAACTACTAATGTGGGCTATCGTGTTAGCCACTATGCTTGCTACTGGTGAGCCTAAAGTACCTTTGATAATGTCTAGCTACAGCACATTCAATAAGTGTAGGCAAGAGTTAATTCGTGTAGGTGCAATAGGAGGCTATGAGCCTGTGGTTAGCCCGATGGTAGGTTATTCAGTAGTTAGAGTCACAGATGCTAAAACTATTACAGCTTTCTGTGTTAAGGATATGAGAGGTATTTAATGTGGTCTAGCCCTTTAGAGTTATACCCTATTCACGTGTCTCCTGATCTAGCACCCTCAGGTCAAGCTCTATTAATTGAACCCTCAGTAAACAAAGTAAATGCAGAGTACCTTGTAGTGCAACCATCTAGGGAGCCATATGGTATTCCTCAAGAGTACACAAGGAGGGTATGGATATGTTAGCAGAGTTAATGATAGCTAACGCTGCCTTTAAAGTTATTAAGACTACACTCTCTAACGGCAAAGATATTGCAGATGCAGGTTCAGCTTTAACTAAATACTTTGGCGCAAGTCAGTCTATAGAGCAGAAAGCTAAACTAGGTACGGGAGATGTATTAGCA